ATCTAACAATTCTTTTTTCATATCTCTTCACCATCTTTGCCAAATAACTTAATTTGTCTAATGGTATCATTATGAAATAATCCAATAGCATAAATTAGTGCAGCTTCTTCAGTCCAGCCAAGTGAATGAATATAGTAATTAACTAAATATTCAATTCCTTTTCTTGATGTTTCAGTCTTATCGCAATGTTCATAAAGATCTCTTCTTAATTCATCAATCTTCTTTTCTGGATTAACTTCTTCAATTCTAAATTCATCAACTGAGTCTAAGTCATGAATAAACTTCTCAGCCTCAACTTCTGTTTCAAAATAACAGATTGCTTTACCATCCAAATCAACTACTTTAAATAATAATTCACTCATTATAATACCTCCTTGGTCATACATATATATCACTCTAAAGAGTGATTATAGCAAGTACATTATTCAGATATTTCACCTAGTTTCTTAACTAGATCCTTATAGTAAAGTTTTACTCCGTTACGAACACAATAAACATTATCTTCATCATTGGTATTATCAACATAACGTCTAAGAATTACTGAAGCATACTTTTCATCAAGTTCCATTGTGAAGCATATTCTATTAGTTAATTCACAGGCCATTAAAGTTGAACCAGAACCACCAAATGTATCTATTACAATTGCATTTTCTTGACTTGAATTTTGGATTGGATAAGAAAGTAAGTCTAGAGGTTTAGATGTTGGATGGTTCTCATTTCTTTTAGGCTTTTTGAAATTCCAGATAGTTGTTTGCTTTCTATCTGAATACCAGTTATGTTTTCCGTTTTTTAAGAATCCATATAGAACTGGTTCATGCTGCCATTGATAATCAGATCTTCCTAAAACTAAAGAATCCTTAACCCAGATACAGCAACCTGCAAGATGGAATCCTGCATCAATAAATGCTGTTCTAAAGTTTAATCCTTCAGTATCAGCATGGAAACAATAAGCCGAAGCTCCGCTTTCACAATGAGCAACCATATTCTTAAATGCCTTAAGCAAGAATTCATAGAACTCTTCATTTTTAAGTGAATCGTTTTGAATCTTAAGTCCTGCACTTGAACAGAAAGAAACTCCATAAGGTGGATCAGTTAAAACTAAATTAGCTCTTTTGTTATCCATGAGCTTATTTACATCTTCTTCATTTGTAGCGTCACCACACATTAATCTATGTCGACCTACAAACCAGACATCTCCTCTTTCAACAAATGAAGCTTCTTCTAATGCTTTAGTTAAATCATAATCATCATCTTCAACATCAGTCTTTTCTTCTTTGAAGAAATCTGCAATCTCATCAGAATCAAAGCCAGTCAAAGATAAATCGTAACTTTCAGCCTCTAAGGCTTCAAGTTCAACCTTTAATAACTCTTCATCCCATCCTGCATCAAGAGCCATTCTGTTATCAGCAATAATATATGCTTTCTTCTGTGCTTCAGTTAGATAATCAACTAAAACACATGGCACTTCTTTTATTCCTTCAGCTTTAGCTGCAAGAACTCTACCATGACCAGCTATGATATTAAAATCTTTATCAATGATTACAGGATTAATGAATCCAAACTCTCTTAGACTTGATCTAAGTTTATTTATTTGCTCTGGACTGTGGGTTCTAGCATTATTTACATAAGGGATTAACTTATTAATATCAATAAGTTTCATTTCTTTAGTGGTCTTACTCATTAGAATAACCCCCATTCAGCAAACTTCTCAAAGCCTCCTAAATCAGAAATGAATTCACGAGCTATTTCAACTACTTCTTCATAAGGTCTACCATCTATTGTTTCATCCCCAATTGCACATGAAAGTTCTACTGTTTGACCTGTCTCTTGAGCTTTTAAGAAACAATAAATATTCACAGACACGTCTGCTTTCGATAAGTCCTTACCATGAAGACCTCCTCCTGTAACTGAATCAGCCATATCAGATCCTAACTTACGATTAGTTGCACCTGTATCAACATCAGTTCCACCAGTCCATTCACCTAAAGGATTAACAATTGCCTTTGGATACTTATGCTTGATTTCAAAGTTCTTAGCTTTTGATTGGCAGATAATTAATTTAGAACCATCAATGATATACTTACCATCACTGTGGTATTCAGAATAAATCTTTCTTGCAATCTCTGTTAGTTCCTTTTGTTCTTTAGTTAAAGGGACACCTTTAAAGATTCCATTATCACCACATCTAATTTTTCCCTCTTGATTATCTGCTAAGTGTGAGTCTTGAGGAACTTCTACATAATCAATAAATACTCTGCCTGCAATTCTTCTTGCAGCTCTAATTACATCTTTTTTATCTAAAAGAACACTAGTTTCAGCAATGATATGACATTTGCCATGACCGATTAATACTTCAACTGCTATTCTAGGGTTCTTAGTTTCCTTATATGCTAAATCAACAATAGCACCTGCTATCCTATCCGCTATTTTATCTGGGTGTTTAGGATTTACTTTTTCAAACATCTTTTATTTTCCTCCATTTAAAAAGGCCACCCTTAGGTGACCATTATTTCATTCTTGATCTTAAAAGTCTTTCCATCATACTATCGTTTGGATTAGCACCTTTAAAATCTACAGTACAATTTTCTTTTACTACCTGGAATATCTGAAACCAGATATTATTTGTTTGCTTCATAAAGCTCTGACTCATTGCTACATATGGACTTTGTATTGGATTACCTGAAGTTGGATGTTTTCCTAAAAATCCATACTTAGTTATTGCCTCTTCACATTGAATCCAACGCGCAACGCTCATAGCATATGATTCTATAAGTTGTTTATTAACAATTTTATGACAGCCTAATTTTTTAAGCCATAGATAAGTTTCTTTATAAATCTCTGCTGCAATAAGCTGTTTACCATCTCTTTGCAGTGCAGATAGATAATCTTTTACAGGTGGCATATCCACTCCTTCAAGTTCAGCTCCTTCTAAATCAGGTGTTTCAATAACTTTTATAGTTCTATGTCCTGGATTACCTTCAGCTATCTTATCTATGGTGGCTTTTTTCTTTCTACCAGCACCTGGCCTAGCACCTCCATGTGAGTTAGCATTTGCCATGCTTTTATCCTCCTTTTTCAAGATTAATTATTCAAGTTTTAACTTGAACTTACATTCTTAGTTCAGCAGTTATATTACAAAGTAATATAAAACGTATCAAGTTATAAATGAGGCTATTCCCCTTTTGAAATCGCGAAAAATGCACACGAAACCCCTGGCCGATTTTATTATATAAAATCGTAGAGATTTAACTCCCCCTAGGGCTATGTTTCATGAGGGTGTCTATCACCTAATTCGATATGAATCTTATTGTGACAGCTTCTACAAAGACTCATAAGGTTTGATACATCATTAGTACCACCACGATTAACTGGTAATATGTGGTGCACTTCTTCCATTGGTGTAACCCTGCCTTCCTTCAAACATCGTTCACATAAAGGATGAGCTTTAGCATATTTATCTCTTATTCTCTTCCAAGCCCTACCATATTTCTTTTTATGATCTGGCGAGCGTTCGTACTTGTCATAGATTTGAACAGCTTCTTTCTTATGCTTCTCACAATATGTACCATCTGTTAGGTTAGGACAGCCAGGAAATGCACATGGTTTCTTTGGTTTATATGGCATGTTCCTCCTCCTTTCAGATAAAGAAAAAAGTCCAGCGGCGTGAATCTGGACTTATATTCTCTATGGCTTTCGCCAATTATACCATATCATAAGAGGTGCCAGTGCCACAACGGTCCGCGATGGTCCACAATGGTCCACTATGGTCCGACTTGCAAAAGCTCTAGTGCTTTATCATGCCATCTTTTTCTGGTTGTTTGAGAGATAAATAATCTATCCTGTATCTCTTCCCACGTAAGCCAGTTAATGTAACGATAGACCAACAAGAACTGAAGTTTATCATCATCAAGCTTCACAATAGAAGATTCTATTTCTACCTTTACAGCACTAGCCTTAGCTTCAAGATCTTTTAGTTCTCTTTCTGCATCAAGTCCTCTCATAATCCATTTAACAAATGGTGCTTCAAAAGATGGAGTATGATCCACTCTTTCTACAGAAAAATCCTGTCCTGGAATCGAATGTGATTGTT